TAAAACATTCATTGTTTGTGGTCCTATATATTTATTTTTTAGATATATAAAATACAAGCACGGAACAAAATATCATGAAGCAGAAATTAAAAGAAGTATGAAAAATAACTATAGTAAAAAGGAGTAATGATTTGGATCTAAAAGATTTGAAAAGTCAGATGAGTAAATTGAGTGAAGGTGTAACAAAACTTAAAGATAAAGAAGAAAAAAAGTATGATGTAGATGAAAGGTTTTTTAGACCAACTAAAGACAGTGCAGGAAATATTAGTTGTGTTATTAGGTTTCTTCCACAGAGTGATTTTTCAAAAAGTCCTTATGCTGAGAAATGGGGTCATTTTATTAAACGCTCAGGTAAGACATTTGGTTGTTATTGTTTGAATGAAGGAAATAACAAAGGAACTGAGTGTGATGTTTGCGAAAAAGCTAAACCATATTGGGATGAGTACTGGACAGTTAGAAATCAGCATGGCAAAGAGCATCCTGGCTGTAAAGAAGCATTGAAAGGTGCTAATATCTATACAGCAAAACCTCAGGTTGTTACTAACATTCTTGTTGTGAAGAATCCTGCTGATCCTGACACAGAAGGTAAAACATTTCTTTATAATATGCCAGTTGAAGTATTGAAGAAATATAAGCAGAAATTGTTTCCAAAAGATGATATGGATGAAACATCAATTGTCTATCATCCTGTTGAAGGTAGAGATTTTAAGCTTGATGCTTATACTAAAGTTGTTGATGAAAATACACAATTTAATGAGTATGAAGGAAGTTATTTCTTTGATAAGATAACACCAATTTCAGATGATGAAAATAAAATTGTTCAGATCATTAATGAAACACACGATCTTGAAAAATATATTGCGGAAACAATTCCAAAGAAAGAAGATGTTAGCAAGAAATTTAATGAGTTTAAAAAGTTTCTAGGTGTGAAAGATGAGCCAGTTGAGGAAAAAAGAGTTGAAAGAGTAGTTGAGGAGACTGTTGAAGAAGAATCAATTGAAGAAGTTGTTGAGGAAATAACAGACATTGAAGACATTGACGATCTTTTTAAGGATTAATTAGGTAATTAGTATTTGAGCTGAGATATATTTTTTATCTCAGCTCATTATCCTATAACTCAAAAACTTTATAATCATTTTTATCATAAAGCAATTTAGACCTTACATGCAATTTTTCAAAGTCACTTTCATCAATAACATTAGAAATATTTATAACTCCATCAAATAAATCTTCTTTCATATGAGGTTTTATATTAGTCTTTAATATTATTTTTTCATTGTTAATATATCCAATCTGGATAAACTCTTTTTCTTCTAAACATTCTTTGACAATTTCGTCAATTGAAAAGCTTGAACATTCAACAAAAGAATTCCAATTTCCTGTCATCTCAATATAATCATTTATGATATCAGATTCTAATCTACCCTCTATTATGTCAGTACATAGATCAGGTAATCCATACATGATTCTACATTGTGCCTCATTTGCTAAAACCATTTTAAGATCTTTATTCTTATCAGAAATTAAAACATCCATTGCATGGCACATTCTTTTCATCTTTTCAATCTTTTTATTTTGAGATGTGAAAATTGATTGAGCATACTTTTCTATTGAATCTATTCTTTTGTTGAAGTTTTTTGTTGTGTTTGTAACTTTTTTTGTTAGACGATCTATATGACTTTGAGATGATTGAACGTCCTTCTTTTTAAATATTGATAACATTGTTGTCCTACTTTTTTAATGCATTTATGATAATAAAAGTGAGAATAGAGAATATAACACCGGAAAGCCCACCATAAATAACCCCTGCCATTTTTTGTTTGGTTTCAAGCTCGGTTAGTTTACGCCAAAGTTTAATCAGCTCAGCATAATACTCTTTTATGAAAACAGACAATTCATTTTTTAATTCTTTCAGCGATTCATTAAATTCATCCACAATTAGTCTCCAAGACTGTCTATAATATCATTAACTGTTACTTTAACTGTTTTTTTACCATCTTCTGTTGTTGATTCTGTTTCTTTTTTTGGTTTAATTTTTTGCATTTTTTCATGGAGAGAAAATATTCTATCAGTTGTCTCATTTATAACTTTGACTAATGAGCTAAAAGCCTCCGTTGGCCTTGGTCCAGGATTGTTGCTTAAATCCTTAACACAATGGATCATTACTGCTTCGCTTGCTGCCATCATATTCATGAGCTTTTTTCTTGCATATTGGTAGTCGTCTGTGATATCATTGTCTATATCATCATTGAATTTTACATCAGGTTCAATTATTTCGATCTGGGGTAGTTGTTCAATATCTTCGTCTATGTCTAATTTGTCTGTAAAATCTACTATATTTTTCATTTAATTGTCTCTTTTTATTTTTATTTACATCCATTTTGTTATTGACAATTTTATTTAAAAAATGTATTATGTAAATTATTAATTATTTTTAAGGAGAAATTATTATGAAAGTTTATAGAATAGAAGATGAAAACGGAGAAGGACCATATATTAATAAGTTTTTTGATTGTCAAGACTGGACAGATAATGAAGATAAACATGGCAACGAGCAAACACATCCTACAAGACTTGAAGATATGTTTCATTACACAAGACAAAATAATTTAGAATTAAAAGAATATAGTATTGATGATTTTGTTTGTGGATTCAATTCTTTAGAACAATTAAATAATTGGTTTTCAGAAGACGAGATTGATAATTTATTAGAATATGAATTTTCTATTAATGAATATGAGGTTGATGAAACGTATGTAATGGATGGAAAGTCAAAAAGACAAATAATGTTTTTAAAACAAGGAAATTAAATGAACTCAAGACTAAGAAAAAAGATTTTTGTAGAATGTTTTAAAGGTGGTCAATTCGGAACAATTACTTTCACAAAAAAATCAACAGGCGAAGAAAGAATCTTAAACTGTAAGATCAAACCAGTTAAAAAAGAAGAAAGGAAGAAAACAAAAAGAAAAGTTAATAAAGATATTATTACGATCTGGGATATTCCAAATGAAGCATATAAATCAATTGATTTGAAAACCATTAAATCAATTAGTGCAGGGAAGGAGGTAATTAGCTTTGGTTAATAGAGAAGGAAATTGGATACAAACATACACAGGAATTAAATTTTATCCATTTGATCCAAAAATAGAAGATATTTGCTTAGAAGACATTTGTCATTCATTGTCTATGACTTGTAGGTTTACAGGACATTGTAAATCATTTTATTCTGTTGCTCAACATAGTGTTGAAATATATAAAGAATGTTTGAAAAGAGGATATGACGACAACATTTTAAAATGGGCGTTGTTACATGATGCAGCAGAAGCATACGTATCTGATGTTCCGCGGCCTATTAAACAAATGTTAGATTATCAATTCGGCAAATGTGAAAATAATATTTTGTCTTTAATTGCAAAGAAATATAATTTATCTGATAATATACCAAAAGAAGTTAAAGAAATTGATACTGCTATATTAGCAACAGAAGCAAGATATTTGATGGGAGATTTAACAGAATGGTATTTACCTGAAGCAGAAATTGATATTGAAATAATTCCATTAGATGCCATAGATTCTAAATTGATTTTTAAAGTATATTTAAGTATTTTTAAAGGAGAAGAATTTTGAATGATATAATTATAACTTCAATAGCTACATTGCTTGGATTATTTGTAGGGAATTATCTTTTTAAATTCTTTGCCGATAAAAATTATACAGAAGCAACTAAAATTAGTTTTTTTCAAGCAATTGCTGTGTCTGTTCTGTTGTTCAATCTTAAGGAGGTAATATTTTGAACGTTAAAAAAGAAAACTTTATTGACATAAACTTGTTTAGTAACTGGTATATTGGATCTAATTCATATGAATTTTTTATCTATAAATTCATTAAGAAAAAAGATAAAGATGAAATGGTTGATTATAAAGATAAGTTTGGTCATTATTCTACTATTGAATCTCTTTTTGATAATCTGCCAGATAAATTTTTAAAATCTGAATCTAATGCTAAAACATTTGGTGAATTGAAAGAAGATTTAAATAAAATTCATAAAATTATTGAAGAAGTAAAAGATCAATTAAGATAGGAATTAAATAAACGTCGATTTAACGCATTATTATTTTAAGTGTATGATAGGTATCAACTTTACATGAACATGCGTTTAATCGATATATTAGGACGTTAAAACGATATGTTTGAAACAAATTAAGGACAGTAGTTATGGAAGGGAAATTTTACACAGAAAATATTTGGACTTCTCCAAATAATTGGAAAATTAGTTACACAACATCAGAACTTAATGAACAACCTAAAAAAGAAACAATTCAAAAATATGAATTTAAGGGGAATTTAGATATTTCTTTGATTGTGAGCGATGCTATTAGAGAAAACAGAAGATCGTTTATTATTATGGCAGAAACAAATGCTGTTGTTGGCGTTCTTAAAAACACGTTTATGACAATTGGTAATATAGAAGAAGATGTTTATATTGAAGCTGACGGCAATTTTTATAATAATGTCTTCGATATGCAACCATATTCAACCCATCCATACTTTTTTAAAATCATAGATAAAAAAGATGTTAACTCATGGCTTATTGAACTACAAGATGAAAAAAAGAAGTTTAATAATAAAATGAAAAACAAAAAGAATAAGATTAGAAAGAAGGTTAAGAAAGGAACAAATACAGGAAGAAGATATAAAGTATTTGCAATTTAAAAAATGAAATCCTCTATAAGCAAATTGTTGTTTTTTTATAGAGGATTTCTTACTAACTTATTTTATTAATTTTTCAATATTACCCTTTTCATCAATTATCCAAATAATATGTTCATATCCATATTCAATTGACGATAAATGTTTTGCTATATTCTTTTCTATGTCTAATATATAATAATCTGATTTAACTTCTATTAATCTATTTTCGTGTGGAATAAAAATGTCACAAAAATATCTGTGTGAATTTCCCTCTAACTCATACCATATTTCTGGTATATCTTCAGCATCAGTTATTATTTGATCTTTTGTGTATGTTTTTAATAAGATATCTAAAGCATGATTTTCATAACCTTGAATTATTCTTACGTCACCTGAAGGCATGATATATTTTTTAGAAGAAAATGGTGTTCTTTGCATCTTTTTAAATATTTCAGGATTTTGGAACGGATGACCTCCCCAATTTTCAATCCATGAAGCATTTATTTCTTTTCTGAAAAACGTTTTCTACTTCATGATTTTTTAATGTTGTTTTCTTCATTTTATTTTTAACAACCTCATAACAAGCAGGAGCATTTCCATCATATAATTCATTACATGTAATCATAGTTTTTTCTTTAACTACAGGATTCTGCATCGGGTATCCATATCCTGTTCTTTTTTTATATGTATCTGAAGCTTTTTTTCGAATATCTTTATTTTGCATAGGATGTTTTGTGCCATATTTTTCCATACAAGTAGCATCTCTTTTTTCTAATGTTCCTAATACACAACATGATGTACAACAAAAAATTCTATATCCTTCTTTGTAACTTATAAATTTAACATCATTGTCACACATTTGACATATAGGAATTTTTATTATGTTATGACTATAATGATATAGTTTTTGCTGATACGATAAAGATTCTATATTTTCACAAAATTTATCTATTATGACTTGATATTTTTTATATAATTTTCTGTGTGAATAATTATTTTTTGGTGTGGCTAATTCAGTTTTAATGCGTGATCTTAATTCTTGATTTGACATTGTGGCTCCTTTGTTGTAAATTAAGTTGAAGAAGATGTTTTATAGCTTTCCTTTGGGCTATAAGTTCAATGATTGCTGAAACAATCATTGAACCATCTTCTTTTTATTTTTATTTACAGATTTAAATTATTTCAGCGTGCGCTCGGTCATTATAGTGAACGTCATATTGTTTTTTTCTGCATATATTTTAGCAGCTTCCCACTTAGCAGAATTTACGCAGTAGTTTTCAATAAGTTCCCAGTAGCGCTTAGTTTTTCTTTTAGGTATTTTAGGAGGTCTTAGCATATCAAACGGTTTAACTTCTACTAAATAATCTTTTATTGTTCCGTCAGGTAACTGTTTCTTTATAAAAAAATCCATAAAATATTTGTGGACTCTTCCTGTAGTTGGTTTAATATACGGAATTATCACTTCTTCACTGCTCCATTCTAAAATTGACTCAGAATTATCAACAATCTTCATAAGCTTTAATTCTAAGCCGCTACGATAAATTATTTTATCAATATTCTTTCCTACATATTTCTTTCTATTAACAGGGCTATACTTCCCTTGTTTTAAAGTTTTTACATTATAAACACTCATATTTTATTTCTTTTTTTATTCTATAATTGTTATATTTTGTATTTCACCAGAGTCACCTACCAGTGTAAACTTGTCATCTCTAAACGCTACACTATTAAAAGTTCCTATGTAACCATTATAACTATCTACATGTGTCCATGTTAACCCGCCGTCATTCGAATATTGAATTTCTCCGTTTAACCCTGCAATAACCCAAAAGCCTTCTCCGAAAACAACCGCATTGAATGTCCCTGTAAATCCGTTTGCATTAGCCACTGAAGACCAAGTCAATCCATTATCCTCTGACCTGCGAATAGACCCGCTATATCCAACAACAATAAAAACACCATCTCCAAAATTTATAGAAATACCCCAGTCGCCACCTATCTCTATCTGTGACCAACTTGATCCTTGGTTTTGAGATCGGAATGTTGTGGATCTACCTACAACAATATATGTGTTATCTCCAAAAGAGGTTCCTGTGAATGTGTTCGCGAAAGATCCGCTTAGTTTTTGTGTTGTCCAAGACCCCGAAGCACCAGTTGTAGATTTTAGAACCTGCCCGTTATTGCCCCCTAAAATATATGTTCCGCCATACACACCGCTGGAAATATTCAAACTGATTGTTTGCTCAACCCAATCTATAATATTACTTGATGTATATATTTTGAACGCTCCTCCGACAATATATAACCCGTCTCCAAATAATGCTGATGTAAAATTAGCAGCACTAATTCCAGAGAATCTTGAATTCCATATCTCCGCATCCACGGACGATTGTATTTCTTCATTATACCCTGCGAATATAATCCCTTCTGTTCCATTTGATATAGCGTCAATATCTGAAGTATAACCTCCATCAGGAGTTTGTTTTTCAGGAGTTGAAAGATAAGGAGCCAACGGACCTTCAATATAAGCATTTTCAACCGAAATTAAATTATTGATAGATATTGTTAATTTTGTCCCGTCTACTTCAGTCAAAAAGGTTGTCATATTAAAAATATCTTCTGTTCCATTATTAACTCTAATACTAATAGAATTATTGACAAGAATATGAATATCAAATTCTAATGATGTTCCTATCCATGTAGATGAAGCGGCATCAATCAATGTTTGATTTATTGTTGAGGAAGGAGACATTGAGGTTATATAAACACCTGCTGAGTTAGATGTAACAGTTACACCCATATTTTCACTATAATCATCTGATGCTCTCAAGCTAAATGAACAACCTGCTCCTTCTGCAACCAAATTAACAGATGAGATTAAATTAACTTGGTCTGTATTTTCAATAATATAAAATTCAATTTTTGAGTTGGTTGCACTTTGAAGTCCTAATGATGTAATTGTTGCTAATTCATAAGTCCCGTTAATTATTGAATCGAGAGTTAATCTTGAATTTATATAATCAGAATTATTTGGGTCAAAATTGCCAACCAGATTAGTTGTAAAATCATTTTCATATATGCCTTCTTGAGGTAAAGGGACAACAGGTCCAAATTGATTAAAATCTTGTATTGTAAAAGTAAATGCCATTTTATTATTCCAACCCTGCCGTTAAAATAGAATATGTTTCATCTGTATCATAATCATTTAAATCTATTATTACGCTATTGATAACTTTTCCATTTGTTGCAATAGGTTTATATAGATATCCTTGAAGAGTAAAATCTAATGTCGCTTCACAACTTCTAAAATCATCTTCGCCCATATCTGTATTAACTTCTGTTTGAACATCATTTAGAACAACTTTAACATTATGAGAAATTCCAAGAGAAGGAATTAAGGAGACAGTCAGGTTCTGGTAATCAGGGTTAAAAGTGGCCAAAACCTGCTCAAGAGCTTGGTACATATCATCTAAATACCTACAAATTAAATTAACTTCAAAATTAAAATTATAAGCCACACCATTAAAAGTTGAATTAAAATCATTGCCGTTAGCAACATCAATTTCCCTAACAACATTTTTTTGTCTTGTCGGGTCAGGTGATAGCCCAGTCATCTCAAAATCTATACGAGGAAGGAAAGTGTCTATTCTTCTATCAATAGTTGTATTTCTTTCTAATATATTGAATAATTTCTGTTTTTGCCCGTAAGATAAAGGGATTTTAACATCTTTAACTGATGTTCCTTCAGACGTAGAACGTTGTATATGAAGGTCGTTAAATATGTGACTAAGAGAAACAATGTACTTTTTAATACTCTGATGGTAGAAAAATGCCTGATTTAACAATTTATATATTTCCTATTTTAAAATCCAAACGCTAAACTCATATCATCTGATCTAACACTCATGTCTGCAGCTTGATTAATCATTGTTCTTGAATTTTGCGTTATTATATTTGTGTTAACTGTTGATTCTTGTTTTGTTTGTATTCTATTGTTTACAACTTCAACAGATTTTTCTTGAACTTTCTCACGTTGCTTTTTTTCTTCGCCGCCAAAAATATTTCCTAATGAAAAATTCTCTTTGAAATCGCTATATTTATCTTTAGTGTCGTCAAAAAATGATTTAACAGAATCAATCGGAGCAAGAATAGTTTCTTTAATCTTATTACCAAACTCCATAATAGATTCAACGATATTATTAAATGTTTCTATTGTTGTATGAATAAAGTTCTTAACAGGATTAATAAAATTATTTGTGATTGCATCATTGACAAAATTAAATGCTGTTTCTGCTTTAGATAAAAAGTCTGCAACAATAGGGATATTTGCTAAGCTATTAAATACTTCACTTGATTTATCTCCAATACTTGAAAACATCTGACTAATTCTTTCAGGAAAATTTAAAATAAAATCCATAATAGGAATAGTAACATTTTCAAATATCCAATCATTTACTTTATGAAATCCTTCATTGATTACATCAGATTTTATTAACCCGAATGTTAATCCAGATAAAACAGATGACATTGCGCCTTGAATTTTTTCAGCAACATCTCCTTCAGTTTGTTTCCATCCTTCAAAAAAATTAATCCCTGCAAAGATTGCCGCAATCGGAGCACCTACAAATTTAACTAATTTCTTTCCAATTCCCATTAAACCTTTTGGTGAAAACAAAGTTTTAAAAATAGGAGCAAATAAATTTAAAAGACTTTTTGGGATGAATTTAGATAAGAAATTTAACTTGCCTCCTTTATCATCATCTTTTTTTGTATCTGTTGTGTCAGCTTGTATTTTATCAAGAATTCCAGCAAGTAGTGTGTTGTTTTCTTTCAGTAGATTTAGTTGATTAGTGAAACGTTGCTCATCTTGAAATTCATTTCTTTCATCTTGCAAACCATCTTCAACTAATTTATCTATTGATTCATTTGTTTCTTTGGTTGCTTTATTCTGTTTTTCTAATTCATTTGAGATTTGTTGTAGTTTTGATATTTGTTCATCAGCCATGATATATCCATTTAAAAACAATGAAATTGTTTTATTTTTATTTACATGAAAATAATTGTTGACATATGATTTTTATACACATATAATGATTATAGAAATTAAACATTAATTATTTAAGAGGAGTAAAATCATGAAACAATTACTAATTATTCAATTGGCTATCATTATTATTATCGGGACAGGATGGGTAAAGAACATTATTAAATTAACTGAATGTGATTTTGAACCGTCTTATAAAGCAGAAGTTATACATGTAATTGGTTTAATACCGCCGATAGGAATGGTTACAGGATGGTTAGATGTAGGAAAATAAATTTAATTCAATAAAACAAAGAATCCCTGATATTTTTATATATCAAGGATTTAAATCATCCTTCTTTCATCTTATCTAAATAATCAGAATATTTTCCATAATAAACAGTCAATTCCCACGGCAACATTTTTAAAATTTCACTTTGACTATATCTTCCTTCTGAATAATTAACTAATGTTGTTATTTTTTCATACCAATTATTTAACGCTTCTGGTCCCTCTGGATATATCAACTTTAGAACAAAAAATCCTGTACCTCTTTAGTAAATTCCTTTTCACATTTTTGACAAACATATTTAATATTAGATGAGACAGAAACTAATTTACCAATCTCAGCATTGATTTCTTTAATTTGATTTGGCGTCAATTGAGAAATTACCTTTTCAATTAATTCATCTGTTGTAAAATCTCTAATTATATTTCCTTCGTGAAAAACATACTCAATAGAATGAGCTATCATTGAATAGATTTGTTTTTTTGAATTTTCAATAGAATTTTCATTTGATATATTTTTTAACATATCTAATCTTGTCGGATATAATCTTATAGAAAAATTATCTGCAACATCATAAGTTGCTTTAATGTTTTCCTTGTTTTTAATTTCAATATGATCTAATATGTTATCGACAGTTATTTTTATGTCTGTATTATTACAATCATCATTAGAACATTTTTTTAAAACAAAAGTATGACCTTCTCCTTGTGACTTAGCATTCATATTAGTTGCGAGAATTGAAAAATCAACAATAGTATCAGGAACAAAATCACAACATTCGCTCATTAATGTTTCAAGTGTTACGATTACATTTTTATAATCATTGTCTTGTGATGCTATTAATATTGCTTGTTCTTGTTCTGTTGTGTATGGTGAAAATTTAACTTCTTTGTCTGAGATTGGAAGGTAGACTGTATAAGTTGGTTTGAACGACTTCAGGTTAGGTAAACTCAATTTGTTCTCCTTTGATTATTTTATTTTTATTTACATGTATTTTATTGTTGACATGAAGATTTAATTAATATAATATTCAATCATTAGATAAACAATTTTAATTTAAAAGGAGATTTAAAATGAACAAAGATTATTCGTATTTAGAAGGTAAAATTATTAAAGTTATATAAAGGAATTGAGGTTGAAGCTATTGTTGTTAATGTAGAATTTGATATTGGTATTACTATTAAAGCAACAAAAAATGAATATAACAACTTAAAGGAAAGAATAAGCGAAAATTATTCGGATTTAAGAGGAACTGAATTAACTTGTTATAACTGTGAGCATTCGCCTAATAATAAATCATATCTTTATGATGAAAAATTTTATAAAATTGTCGAAGCAATTGAAAACGGGATATACAACAGCGATGATTTTAGAGAAAATGACGATGGATACATGGCTAAGTGTGCGTTTGGCGTATAATATTAAAAATAAAATTTAAAAGGAGAACAAACAATGCTAAACAAAGTTAAATCAAAACTAAAAGATGCTATTCGTGAAAAAAATGAATCAATGAAAATGGCTTGCAGAATGATCTTAGGAGAAGTTCCAAGATTAAACAAAAAAGCAGATGAAGAAGTAACAGATTCAGAAATCATCGGCATCACAACCAAACTTCAAAAATCTGAAATGCTCGTTCTTGATCATTCAGGACAATCTACATCTGATTATCTTGAAGCGCTTGAATGTTTTATTCCTGAAAAAATATCAAACGATGAAATAAGAGAGTTTATATCTTCTATTGATTTTTCAAAATTTAAATCTCCAATGCAAGCAATTGGTCTTGTGAAAAAAGAATTCGGCTCAGATAAAGTTGACGGAAATAATGTTAAACAGATTATTGAAAATTTAACAAAATAAGCATTGATTTTGACGCATCTAATGTTAAATGCATATTGAGGTATACCTGATGATAAAAAACATGTTAGAAACGATTAAAAGGTGGTATGAGGTACATGGAATTGAAATAGTTGCTGACAATGATTCAGAAGGGTTGTATTATTTTGATGACGGATATAATTTAATTAAAGTTTGCAACATAAATGAAGTTGCATTGACAAAGGTTATTGATAAATATAATATGTATGAATATGAAATTATAATTTAAAAGGAGGATAAATATGAAGGTTGAAGTGATTAATGAAAATGAAATAGTTGTTGAAGGGAAATATTATGAAGCTGTAGAAAGTGACGGTAACTGTACAAAATGTGATTTTAATTATCCGAGTGAAGGTTGTTCGTCTGTTTTAGATGCTGTTAGATGTATCGATATCAAAAGAAAAGATAAAAGATTTATTAATTGGAGACTGAAAGAAAAATTCACAATTAAAGAAATTATCGGAAATAAAATTGTTGTGAATTGTAAAACTCTTGATGATACAAAAGAATTTCTTAAACTCATTAAAGAAGATGGTTATAGTAATTCAAGTGAAGCAGATCATTATTTTAATTATCCTTCTAATGGAAATATTATAGGGGAAGATTTATCTTTTAATTTAAATGAGGGTAGAGATTATCCTGAGTTTGATAATTTAAAATTTTGGAATACAGAAAGTTATAAAGTAATTACATTTGATCAATTAAAAAAGGAGAGTAAAATGAAGTATGAATTAGTTAAAGATCTATCAGGAAAAGAGATTGCAGAAAGGGCTTGTAAAGATGAATTTGAAATTTTTGTTAATAAATTCGGATTTCATAATGATGTTGCTTGGACAAAAGAAAATGAAGATTATATTAGAAGTCAGAATTCCTGGATTTCATTTCTAAAAGAAAATAGTTATATTGAAGATAGTGTTGAGAAGATTATTTATGATTCGAGTAAGGTTTATATTGTAGCAGGAAGATTTAAATTGTGTATAGTTAATAATGCATATAATTTTATTGATCTTAATTCAACATTCGAAAGGTATATTACAGATAAACAATATGGACAGGAAGCTATTGATTATGTTGTTAGTAGGAATTATAAATTAGAAGTTTTTAACCATTTTAAAGAAGTTGCTGATAAGTATTATAGATAAGATATAAAAATAGCATGTTCAATATTTATGAACATGCTATTTTTTGAACAAATTTAGATTAATCCAACAGCTCCTGCTGCACCAACACCGAACGATCTTAAACTTGAAACAAAACCTCCCGGGAACGTGTATGTCAGGTCATCAAAACTAAAACTAGCAGTGAACTTACAAATATCATTTTCCCCATCAGAAGATAATTCAACAGGGCTAACATTTATAGGAAAAGCATTAATTAATTTTACATTAACAGCAGATACTCCTGCTATAACAAGAGGTCTTGAATGAAGATCTATTTCAACGGTTCCGGCATAATCTAATTTATAATTTAAAATTCTTGAACCTGAACTAATAGTATTGTTCATCCATTCTAAAATAAAAGAATGAGCAGAGTTCGAGCTATCACAATAAAAATCAAATGAAACAGGATCTAAATCAATTGATGAAGCGAAATTCTGTTTCTTGTTATTATAATACGTATCAGCAAGGTCTATTGTTTGTCCTGGTAATTGTGCTGTTCTAACAAGAATAGAACTATAAGAAACTTTATTTAGAGGGATGAATGGTGGATCGAAAAATACAGAATACAAATTCGGGCGGTGATACTCTTGGACTAAGCCTGTTAGGAACTGTGTAATTGTCATTATATTTAATCTTTTTTTTATTTTTATTTACATTAAATGCTTGACACAATATAATATTAATGTTAAATTTAATTTAGAAATAATTAATGGCGTTGACTTAATGATAAATATCGTCGCAGACGTTCTAAGACGTCGTGTGAGGCATTTAAATCAAAAGTTGATACCTACATATAGGTTAAACATTTAATGCGTCAGAATCGATGCTTAGACGGTCAATATTAAAACAATTAAAAAGGAGAACAAAATGAAAAAGATTAATGAAAAAGAGATTGAAGCTAATAATGTAAGATATGTTAAAGAAGATGAAGTTGTTGTATATGGATGTAAAGGTTGTTATTTTGAAGATGATGATGATTTGTGTGACAGACTGACTGTCACACAAATTCGTGGTTGTAGTAAAGATGATTATATCTGGATAAGAAAACAATACACTATTGAAGATCTAAAAACACAAAAAATTATTATTGAAGATTTGACAGAGTCTCAATTCGATTCTTTAAAAAAATTAACTGATAGATTAGGAAATTATAATAACGGACCATCAAATTATAATAACGGACCGTCAAATTATAATATATATTACAGATTTGATGTTGATGACTTTAACGGATACATTCAATATTCCGGCAAAGAATTTTATACAAAACAAGGTTATGTTGTTGCATCATTTGAAGACATTAGTATAGAAGAAGATAATAGTTTCAAAATCATTAATGAAAATGAAATTGTGATAGAAGGTGTTTCGTATGTTACAGATGAAAACATCGGATGTAAGAAATGTTGTTTTGACAGTTACGCCAATTCAAAAGTATGTGGTATTATTGGCAAAAGTATTTTGTGCTCAGGTAGAAGAAATGATAAAAGATCTATTACATGGAAATTAAAAAAGGAGAATAAATATACAATTGAAAAAGTTATTGCAGGTGAAGCATATGTTCATTGTGATACTGAAGAAAAAGCAAAAATATTGATATCTGCTTTTATTGAAAATGGTGTAACAAAATGGTGTAATGATGATATATTAGATGTTGATGATATTGATTATAACAGACTTTATAAGGATGAATCGATTTATTTTTTTAATTCAGAGCCACAACTTACTGTGAATAATTTTGAAATGGTAGCTAATAAAAATAAAGTAATCAAATTTGAAGAAGTTGAAATCAAACAAAAGGAGAGTAAAGAAATGAATCCAGTGTACAAAGTAATCACAAGTTTTAGTTGTAGTTCAGTTGTTAAAGAAAATCCTTGTTCATCAGAATTTAATAAATTTAATAGCAAATTTTCACCTGACGGATTTTTTGCTGAAATTGATTGGGAAGAGAATGAAGAATTTATTATTAAGCAAAATGGATGGATTAGCTGGTTGTTGGATAAGAAATTTATTGAAGAGATTAAAATTGATTATGACCCAAATGAAGTTTATATTTATAAAGGATATTGTAATGATTCAGAATTTAAATTGCATGAAATAGAAGGTGTATATTCTTGGATCAATTTGAATAATTCTGATTGTATTGCAAACGAAAGTCATAGCTCAGCAATTGAGGCGTTAAAATATGCAAATGAATTAACTGGATATGAAGTTTATGAAAACATGCGTGATTTTTACAATAAAAGTTAAAAGGTATATGTAGGTATTTGAGAAGATAAACCTCGTTAGAATTGATTGTTCTAACGAGGTTTTTGTATGGTTATTTGTTATGAAATTACTTCATCTATATTTATGTCTGAACCAAGTGCAAATAAATCAACAATTATAAATCTGCTACTGCTGCTCGATTTTATTGCGACTAATCCTTTTAACTGAGTGGCGGTTTTAACCACATCTGTATTCACGCTTGGTCCAGTTTCAATTCTATATTCTTCTATATCTCCTGTTCCTTCTAATGGAGATAACAGGTTGTTAATACTAGAAAAAAGCCTACGTTGAGTACTAGTATTGTTCTTTTCTGATATGTAGAATTTCATCCACTGTGCCAAGCCTCTCTTAACATAATTAAAAAGTAAGCGATTATCCGCAACATCAAATACTCCTGATATCCCAAGCATAGTTTTATTACCAAAAAGAAGCGTAGAGCTTCCATCTTTAATAACTGAATTTATTTCTTTTTTCCAAAGATCATCTCTTGATGTTTTACTTGGATTCCATGCTAATTTTATAATATTTTTAATTAAACCATTTTCATAGCCCCAAGCAAATCTTCCGACAGATACATTTTGTGTTGTATCTACTATTAAACCTGCTACATCACCATCTAAAGGCAACCATCTATTTGTAGTGTTGTATGTATCTTCTTGATACTTATACGATCCTATATAAAAACTATAAGAACTATTTACACCAAGCGTAATAACACGATGTTTAATAACATTAGTAGTTGTTGCTGATTCTGTTGCAACACCAACAACTGAAGCTTGTGTAGGGCTAACAAGAACAAATATCTCCTTTCTTTCATCCGCTATTGATTGAATAACATATTTTTGAATTGTTGCATTTTCATTATAACCGCCGAGCATTAAAACCCAAGCATCAGAATTGTCAGGATTTAGATATTGGCCCCAACCTTCTTGAATTTCGGCATTTGTTGGTGTTACTGTTGTTCCTCCCTCAATCGCTGTTGCTGTAATTGTTGCAGGGATTGTTGCTTGAGCAGTATTGTTGTAACCATAAATATACAACGAACTTCTTTCTAGATAATCGTTAACATAGATAACATTTCCTGAAGCATCTTTTGTTCCTACAGTTAATGAGCAAGCAAATACTTCTAAAACCTGATCGTTAGTATCTAAAACAACTACTAATATTTGATCAGACTCTATTGAAAAATCATATAAAGAATCAAACGTAACACCTGATGCAGCAGTGGCATATGATCCTACAGCAGAAACTGTTGCAGACTTTGATCCTGATGTTATAGTTTCTGTTGAGAATGTCCCAAAAACCTTATTAACTTTAACATATGTTGTATCTAATGCTACAATAACACCAGTTGCAAGTGAAGTTCCTCCTGTAACTGTTTCACCAACAACAAAAGGCCCGTTAGTAACAGTTCCGTGAGTTAATTCAATTGTGTCATAATCTTCATAATTGCAAACAGCAACTTTATAATTATTCCCTTGTGTGCCAGGATATTTATAGAAGAATTTAACTTTTTCATCAGTTGCAAATGAAATAGTAGGGCTATCTGAAGAATTTAATCTTGTCATTGTTGCTGATGTAGGAGTTGTTGAGGATGCATCTTTTTGCTGAAATGCTTTTCCTGCGTTTAAAGATGTTTTTCCGATTACTCTAACTGCTTGTAAGTTGTTTGCATACTGAAGAAAATTGTATCCTGTAAACCAAAATTTTGCATTTGTATCTGTCGGAAGACCGAATGTTTCCTCATATGTTTGTATTGAGTTAATTGTTGTTATTTCGTAGCAAGGTCCTGTTTCTGATTCTAAAACAAATCCCGCGCTATTTGCCGCAACCGACGAAACAAAGTTAGATACATTTTGTTCGTTGATTTTTGTTTCTGGGCTTATAAAAGTAGCCATTTATTTTAATTCCTTATTTTTAATTTTTATTAAACGAACAAAGTCCAAGCGTAAAATGTAAAGTCCGCAGTATACTGTGCTATAGTATCTGTTGTTTCTTGACTAAGAGCAATCTCTCCTAATGCTGATGGCCAACAACCTAACATCCTATATGTTCTTAATGTTTCACCATTTGTTCCTAACAAATCTACTGTTGCTGTTCTTAATGATGTTACAAGAGGCAATCCTCCAATTATTTCCTGAGGTCTAATAGATTCTTGCCATAATTCAAGCTGATTTCTTACAGTAAAATTTACATCAGCAAATAATTCAACACTCCATATCCTACCTCCTGGTCTATCTCCTGGAATTGGAATGTTTAATCCTTGGTATGGAATGTCCACGACCCCAATCTCAGAAGAAGGAATTGTTGCTGATCTACATAGAAATTCTAACTGTGTATCAATCCCGTCTATTTCAACCTTAAAACGACTACTTCTAAACCCGCCATTGAAATTACTTAAGAAGTTATTTATGCTCATTATTTCATTTTCCTTTATTCATTTTATTTTTATTTACATTTAAATAATTTAATTGTTGACAAGCACATTTATTAATGTTAAATTCGTCTATAAACATCAATTATTTATTGAATAAAGGAGAACAATTATGAAAAAAATATCTTGCCATACAAATTTAGATCTTAGTCAGGAATTTTGGCCTACAGAACTTCCTGATATACCAAGCATAGGAGATAGAATTCAATCTACTACTGTTCGTAATAAATGTAATTTTAGACTTTGTTTAGAAGTTGTTAGTGTTACATGGCGTTATAGTTCAGAAGGATATTATCCTGAAATTGAATTACATGATCATATGAAAAGATCAATAAGAGAATTTTATGAATGGTATGCGCCGATGGTTGGTAAAAATGTTAATTCATTTATTTAATTTTATTGTTGACATATGATTAAATATAAATTATTATATATCAAAACGTTAAATAAACATTTACAAATAGGAGATTGGAAAATGGAATATCCTTGCTATAAAATTCATGAACATTCAGGTAGAATTCTTGAATTGACTTCATCGAGAAAAGGAACAATTGTTTATGATAAAACAGATTATTATAAAAAAGGAACATTTAATGATGATTGGGCAGAACGTGTATGTAGACCTCTAACAAATGAAGAATATTTTGATTTTGTTATTTCTCCACTTACACCAGGAGATGAATTTGCATATGAAGGTAAGGAATATAAGATAAACTCAATCACACGAATCAACGATTTAATGTCGTTGTGTTATGGTAAGAAAAATAGAATAATATATTTTAAAAGAAATGAAAAATCACCTCAAATTTTTAACATCAAAAAAGGAAAAGAGAAAATGACAACAGAATACAAATCAATTAAAGAGATCACTGGAAAAGAAATTGTTCTAAATGATGCTTGTGAATATGAAGCAAAGAAATTTATTGAGCATTTTGGAATTAAAACTGTTGTTCAGTGGTCAAAAGACAACGAAGATTATATTGTTATGCAGGACGGATGGATTAGATGGTTGCTTAAAAAAGGTTTTATTGAAGCAAATAAAATTGAGTATGATCCAAATAAACTCTATTTTCATAAATATTCAGGAGATGTTTATAAGTTAGATAATAAAAGCGGAAGCTATTCTTGGTTTAAATTCGATACTGTTGCTAATAAACTAGGTTATTGGGATAATACAGGTAATGATTCTTTTGAAGAGGCGATAAAATGCATTAAAACAACTAAAATAGAATCTTTTGATACCTTTGAAGAAGCTATTAAATTTTATTTTCCTGACATGAATAAATCTGAGGAATTAACAGATGATATGTCAAAGTTGAAGAAGATGAAAGAATGGATGAATAAATTTGATTTTAGTGTCGATTGTCATGATTTTGATGGTTGTAACGCTGACGTTGATTGTGATGATTGTCCTTTTCAAACCAAGTAATTAATCTTAACCCCTTTTCTATAAAAATTATAGAAAAGGGGTTTATCTATATAACATCCTCATATCCATCACAATCATAATAATCTTCACCGTCATGTAGAAAGAATGGTAATATATCTTCTTTTTCAACTTTTATGTCAGCAGATCTCATATCATAATCATCAACATACCA